GCGGTGACAGACTTGCGTTTCTAGAGGAAGTCCTCCTCGCTAATTGCCACGCTGCTGGGTCCAAAGTGGGTGGAGGGGAGCTCCCGTCGCGCTTCCTGTCTGACGCCATGCGGATCGCGCGGACCCGTGGTACCGAGGAGGGTTTGGCATGGGCCAAGAGGGAGTCTGCTAAGGCGCGCTCGTCCTGGGTCGAAAGATCCGGTTCGAACGGCGCCGCACAGACATCCTTCGTTGGCCGTGCCTTGCCTCCTGGCACCGACGATACCGCCGCCGTAAATATGGCGGACCATCGGGAGGCGCTGACGAGCGAATGGGCGACCGGGGGGGACCTGCTGGGGAGGATCCGCTCTTGGGCGAAATCCTGGAGCCGCCGCTACCTCGGAGACCCCGGACGCGCTTCGTCCCCGGGCATCCCCACCTTGTCAAGTTGTGCTGAAAGCACGAAGCGTCAAGGGGGTTTGCGCGGTTTCGTTACGCGTCTGGGGACCCACGAGAAGGCGGCGGCCCTGACTTCGTCCATTACGGACCTTCCCCCGCAGGACGTGGCGACCCTCACCCAAGACGCCTCGCTCCTTTGCCATGGGTTCGACCTGCTGGGGGGGGATAATATCCCCCCCACCGGGTCATCCCCGTGAAGGAGCGAGGCCTCAAGGTGCGGATTGTCACTTCCCCCTCGGCCGGCTACTCGCTGCTCGGACACGTGGTGCGCAAACGCCTCCTAGGGGGGCTGCGCCGGGATCCGGCGGCCCGATCGACCCTAGTTGGGATCAAGGACGAGGACGTCTTCGCTTACTTTGACGGCTCATCGAGTGACTGTGTCACCTCGACGGACCTCAAGTCGGCGACTGACCTCCTCCCCCATGACCTCATCTCGGCGTTGATCGACGGCCTTCGGGATGGCGGGAAGCTCCCGCTCTGGGAGGTCGAAGCCCTGCGGCGCCTTTCGGGGCCCCAGGACTTGATCTACCCAGGCGAGAGCGTCCCGGTGCGGACTAAGAGGGGCATCCTCATGGGACTTCCGACATCTTGGGCTCTCCTGTCACTTGTCCACCTCTTTTGGTGGTCTCAAGCTGTCAAGGATGCAGCCCTGTCACGTCGGGTCAAGTTGGGCGCAGCTTTCGGAGCCAACAGGTTTATAATCTGCGGCGACGACGGCCTCGCCTGCACCTGGCGGGAAGTCTCACGAGGGTACCTCTCTCTCGTCCGCGCTTGCGGGGGAGAGTCATCGGCGGGGAAGCACTTCACTGCCGTCGGTTCGAGCCGTCCCCGGGCCGTGTTCC